GTACCAAATGAAGAACCGCCCGCAAGAGTATCTTAACGTATTGGGATACTTGGGCGATGTGCCGCCGGAGCGATGCCGGAGTACGACGCTGTACTACAATTCGTCAAAATTCATGCAGCTGCGACTGTATGACAAAGGGGCGGAAGCAGTAGCGGGCGGCTGGATTCCGGACGGTTTCCGCGGCCTTAACCTGTTGCGCTACGAGTGGCGGGCAATCGGGGACATTGCGGCGGGTGTCGGCTGGCATGAATCGGTGAAAGTTGCGACGCTTACCGACACCCAGGTTT